AACCTTAACTAAATATGTTTTATTTTTTAATAAATTTAAAGTTTTTTCATTAATATTTTTAATTAAATCACTCATACTTATAATAATACATTATTTTATATTTATTAATATAAAATAGTTAAATAATATTGCTATAATATATTAATGCCAGGTGGATTATTAAATATCGTTGCTTATGGACAACAAAATATAATATTAAATGGTAATCCTTCTAAAACTTTTTTTAAATGTGTATATTCTAAATATACTAATTTTGGACTACAAAAATTTAGGATTGATTTTGAAGGACAGCGAAATATGAGATTAAATGAAGAATCAAAATTTAGTTTTAAAATTCCAAGATATGCTGATTTATTAATGGATACATATTTAATTATTCAATTGCCAAATATATGGAGTCCTATTTATCCACCTCAGGCAATAGACACATCAGGACATCTTAATAGTGAATGGGTTGAATATGGATTTAAATGGATTAAAAATATAGGAACACAAATAATTAAAGAGATACAAATATCTATTGGTGGACAAGTATTAAGTAAATTTTCAGGTCAATATTTATATAATTTAGTTGAGAGAGATTTTAGTGATGTAAAAAAAGATTTATATTATAAAATGACGGGAAATATAACCGAATTAAATGACCCTGCAAGATTCGGTCAAAATTCTATTGGTGATGGAAAATATCCAAATGCTTATTATACAGGAATATCAACGGCGCGTCATATATTGGGACCAGAACCTTCTATTAGGGGAAGACAATTATTTATTCCGATAAATGCATGGTTTTCATTAAATAGTAAGATGGCTTTTCCACTTGTTGCTTTACAATACAATCAATTAGTAATTGATGTAACACTTCGCCCAGTCCAAGAATTATTTGTTATACGAGATATTGGTAATATTAGTAATGCGGAACCAAATACACCTCCATATGTTCAACCTAATTTTAATAATCCTCTCCAAGGATTTTATAGATTTTTACAACCTCCACCTGATACACAATTAAATTTTGATTCATATACAGATACGCGAACCAATTGGAATGCCGATGTTCATCTTATTTCCACATATGCATTTTTATCTGAAATAGAAGTGAAATCATTTGCTTTAAATGAACAAAATTATTTAATAAAAGATGTTCATGAATATAAGTTTTTTAATGTTACTGGTAATAAAAAAGTTAAATTAGATACTCTTGGTATGATTTCAAATTGGACATGGTTTTTTCAGAGAAATGATTCATATATGAGAAATGAGTGGAGTAATTATAGTAATTGGCCATATGATTATCAACCATATCCTCCAAATGATGGATTTAATGCAATAGAAACAGCAATTAATCCATTAAATCCTCCAACATTAATACCTCTATCTAGTGGTAATCCTATAACACCATACAATAATCCTTATGCATCGGGCGATACACCACTAGTAACAGGATTTTTCATAACTGATTTTTATAATCCTCAAAATGAAAAAAATATATTGCAATCACTTGGAATATTATTAGATGGAAAATATAGAGAAAATATTTTTTCTGCTGGTGTATATAATTATATAGAAAAATATACAAGAACATCTGGAAATGGACCAGATGGATTATATTGTTATAATTTTTGTTTAAATACAAACCCATTTGATTTTCAACCAAATGGTGCTATTAATATGAGCAAATTTAAAACTATTGAATTTGAATTTAGCACTATTCAACCTGTATTAGATCCAAATGCAAATTTTTATACTATTTGCGATCCTGTTACTGGAACTATTATTGGTGTCAATAAACCTTCTTGGATAATATATGATTATAATTATGATTTAACTATATTTGAAGAGAGGTATAATATCGTGAAATTTATTTCTGGTAATGCTGGATTACAATTTTCAAGATAAAAAAAAAATTATATTAAAATAATAAACTATTTATTGCAGGAATACCACATTCAGTAAATGTTCCAGTAATATTTGGAGTGCATGGATACTCATTTACATATTTTAATTTGTATGAATGATTAGTATCATATATTAGACTTAAATCATTCATATTTTCATCAGTTATTAATTTATTTTTTTTATTTTGATTAAATACGCTACATTCATCATCTTTTGCAGAAGGATGTAATAATTTAGCATTAGTTGTATTATTTTTATTAGATGGTGACGATAAAAATTTATCTTTCTCAACATCAAATCCTATACACGGCACTGGAAAATTAACTTTGCCACATCCTTCACAACACCCTTTATATTTGCATTTATTTTCTAATGCACTAGAACATACATAATTACATCGTTTATAACAAGAACCATCATTATTTTTAAATATAGACATTTCACAATCATCTGTAATTTCTGTAGGTTTTTTGCAATCATTTGCACATGTAGTATTATTACATACTTTACTATATATTGTGGAATTATTAAATCCATCCTTTATAATTTTTTTTGGTTTAAGTAATAACATTATTAATATAATAAATAAAGACAAATTAATTAAAACTAATAAATTTTCAAAAATATTCATATATACTAATAATTATAAATTAATTTATTTTCAAATATTATAATATAATGAGCAAATCTCTAATAGATAAAAAAAAAAATGAACTAACGAGTGTTATTCATACTTCTGAAATACTAGATCAAGATACAAATACAATTACGGAACAACATATTAAACTAGATTGGAAAGGGTTTTTTAAAAATTTATTACATAATTTTATACTTATTATAATATGGGGGTTTATAGGAGGTAATATGGTTTATTTAATGAATGCTAAATCAGACCAATTAGCAGAATGGTTTCCAACTGATCCTAATAAATTTCCATATAAAGATGTGTTTCCTAATAAAGCATCTTTTCCATATACATTAACTGGTAATTATAGTAAAATGTTTGGTGAATCAGCGAGAGATTCATATATATATAATAGTGATACTATTAAAAAAATGTTTAAATTTTTTAAAGAAAAAAATGCAGATAATTATGTATTTTGCTTTGGATTATTCATTATTATAATATGTATATTATTTACCTGTCCTATTGGATTTTTTACTTCTATAATAGGAGAGTTTAAATCAGCTAAATATGAAGCATTTATATTATTATTTATTTTTGGTATAAGTTTATTATGGCCTATGCTAATAAGTTATGCGCAATTTTTTCAAATTATATATAAGTTAGTAATGCTTCCTATAATTACAGATTTTTCTGCAATTAAAAAAATAGTTGCATCTAAATTGTATTATATGAAAATTGGATTTGGGTTTTTAACAATATTATCCGCTTCTAAATATCTCGACTATATTTCTGCAATCAGTATGGCAGTTGTCTTATTTATTTCTAGAAATAATATTTAAATATCTAAATATAAATAATTATATTATTTATAATAACAATATAAACTAAAAAAAGTATATTGCTATAATGAAAAAAAATAATAAATCAACACTTCCATTTGTAAGTATATGTACTCCAACATTTAATAGACGACCATTTATTAATGCTTTAATTGATTGTTTTAATAATCAAGATTATCCAAAAAATAAAATGGAATGGATTATTATTGATGATGGAACAGATAAAGTAGAAGATTTATTTATAAATATCAAACAAGTTAAATATTATAAATATGATACAAAAATGACACTTGGTAAAAAACGAAATTTAATGCACGAGAAAACAATAGGACAAATAATTATTTATATGGATGATGATGATTATTATCCACCAATGCGAGTATCACACGCTGTTAAAAAATTACAAGATAACCCAAATGCGTTATGTGCCGGTTCAAGTAAAATGTATATATGGTTTAAACATTTAAATCAAATGTGGCAGTTAGGACCATACGGACCTAATCATGCCACTGCCGGAACTTTTGCTTTTAAAAAAGAATTACTTACTAAAACACGATATAATGAAACTGCTTCACTAGCTGAAGAAAAAGAATTCTTGTTAAATTACACAATACCATTTGTTCAACTAGATTCTGAAAAAACTATTTTAATTTTTTCTCATTCACATAATACATTTGATAAAAAAAAAATATTAGAAAATCCACACCCATCCTATTGCAAACCAGTTGCTATGGATGTTGATTATTTTATTAAAAATGAATATTCTAAAGATTTTTATATGAATAAAATAGAAATTTTGCTTAATAAATATGAACAAGGAAAACCAGAAATGAAACCTGATGTTTTAATTCAACTAAAAAATATAGAAGATAAACAAAAATTAATTAAATCTAATGAAAAATTTATAGAATTACCTGGTAATCCACCAACATTTTTAAATTCTCAAGAAACAATAACATTATTAAATAGCCAATTAGATGAAATTATCAATTTAAAAAAACAGATTGAAATGCATAAACTATTTATTAATGCACTAAAAAATAAAGTATTTGAAAAAGATGCAACAATAAAAGCACTAGGTATAATTACAGAGGAACTTAAAAGTATAATTAGTATCAATAATATTAATACTAACAATAATACTAATATTTTATTAGAAATAACAGAAATAGAACCAAAACATATATTAACGATTAACGAACAATTACTTATAGAAATTAATCAAATAAATTAAATAAATTTTATTCTATATAACTAACAAATTTCTCTATTATTTCATCATCTTCATTATAGTCCTCTATTTCGCAATTGCTTTTAATATACTTATCCAAATATCTATATATACGATTAATATCTAATTTACTAATATCACAATCATACAAATTATTATATATTTGATCCATCGAATAATTATTTTTTAAATTAATAAAATAATTAAACATATCTTTTTTATCAATATTTAATTGCTGACATAAATTTTGAATAAATACAAAATTATTATACTCTGTGCTATATTTTGTTAAAACTTTAGTAAATCTAATATCTTTTATGTCTGAATCCGTTTTTATATCTGATAAATTTTGTATATCTGATAAATTTTGTATATATTTATAATTATCATGGTATATTTTATTATTATAAAATATCTTAATTAATGAACTCATTTCATTAAATTGCCATATTTGTTTTTGAAATGTAATCCTATCTATAAAATCTGCAAAACATATATTATCTAATAATTTATTATATAATGGTATAACTTGTAATTTATTTGGATATACTAAATAATCTATAATATTTTCGTGCCACAATAACCCTATAGTGGTTCTATCAGTTTCATTTATTATATTATTATGTTCATTAAATGATAATTTATTATTAATTAATGATTTTGTTATTTCTTTAATATTTTCGCTATATGATTTCATCATAAAAACATTTTCTACTAATTCTTTAGTAAAAATATCTGAATTATGTTTATATAAATTGTAAATTGACTCAAGTTTTCTTAAATCCCCGTGTATTAAAGTGATTATATTATTGCATAATATTTCTTCTATATTTGGCATAATTAAATTAATAATATTTTTAATTTGTATATTAGTTGGAAGCATAATTTCAAAAATATGACAAACTTTCATTAGTTCTTTAATTTTTTTATCCATATGATAATTACTTGCACATATAATAGGATTTATTGAAAACTCTTCAGTTTTCTGTTTTTTTGTTTTTTTAGGTCTAATTAATTTAATTAGACTATTAATACCTCCCTTATCTCCACTATTCATTCCATCAATCTCGTCCATAAATATTGCTATTTTCTTTACTTTTTTTTGAAACATGCTAATAACACTCTTATCTGACATATTATATTTAGTAATATCCTCTATTATATTTTTATTTCTAATATCACTAGCATTATAAAGTATAATATCATAATTTATTTCTTTTAATAATTGAGTGATAAATTTAGTTTTTCCACAACCCGGTGAGCCATATATATATATACTTCTTTTAATTAATATATTATTTTTATTTTCTTCAAAACTTATAAGTAAATTTTTTATATCTTGAACTATCTTTTCTCTCTCCAATAAATGATTGAAATTAATATTTTTAAATTCAATATAAGACATATTATAGATATATAATATTGTTTATGCTCTTTTAAGAACAAGTTTTATTAGAATTATTAGTTATTCCATCCCATGTTAAATTACATTTATTAGCCCAATCAGCTTTATAGCAATTACCTTTTGCTGTATTAAAAGGAAATATATTAAAGTTCATAGTACTAGGACATGATGTATCTTCCATTTTTCCTAAATTTTTAATATTACTACAAACATTAATACCATTTTCAACATTTGCATTCCAATAATCAGGACAATCAGCAATTATTTCAGGAAAAGAATTAGAAGATGATGATTTATTATATTTCAGAGAAATTATATAAATAATATAAATAATAATTAATAATAAAAAGGCAATTAACGCGATGGTTTTTTGAAAATTTAAATCCATATATAAATAATAATATATATATATTTTTCTAATAATATATATAAATATGAATACTTATAATAATAATTCTTGTAATGGTAGAGTTAATATAGAAGGACCAAATATTGCTGTTAAATTTTCTATGATTGATAAAATACC